CAGATTATTGATGGTAAGCATAAAGAACTAACTAATAACGCAATTCCTGACATCCTATCAAAAGCATTGGCTGTTAGCTTTGACGCTAACATTGGTCATGACTATATTGATAATTCTGATATGCGTTATGACTTCTATCATAGAGTAGAAGGTAGATTACCATTTGATCTTGATTATTTTAATAAGATCACTAAAGGTGGTTTACCTAATAAAACTCTAAACATCATTCTTGCTGGTACTGGTGTAGGTAAGTCATTATTCATGTGTCACATGGCAGCAGCTGCTTTAACTCAAGGCAAGAATGCTCTATACATAACAATGGAAATGGCAGAGGAACGTATCGCCGAACGTATTGATGCGAACCTAATGAATATTCCAGTTGATCAACTTGAAGCATTGCCTAAACAAGTGTATGATCAAAAGATTCAAAAGATTGGTCAAAAGAATATTGGTAAACTAATCATTAAAGAATATCCAACTGGAGCGGCCCACGTTGGTCACTTCAGGGCTTTGTTAAATGAACTTAAACTTAAAAAGAATTTCAAACCGGATATTATCTTCGTTGATTACCTTAACATTTGCGCCTCTTCGCGTGTTAAAGGATTGGGTGGATCAGTTAATACTTACTCACTCGTTAAGTCGATTGCAGAAGAAATGCGTGGTCTCGCAGTCGAAGCCAATGTTCCAATCGTATCCGCGACTCAGACGACTCGTTCTGGTTATTCAAATACGGATGTTGGTTTGGAAGACACGTCGGAAAGTTTTGGTTTGCCTGCGACAGCGGACTTCATGTTCGCGGTTATCTCAACAGAAGAACTTGAAAAACTTGGCCAAGTGATGGTTAAGCAATTGAAGAATCGTTATAATGATCCAACTCAAAACAAACGATTCATTATTGGTATTGATCGATCACGTATGAAATTATATGATGTAGAAGCATCAGCTCAAACATTAATTGATGATGCAGCTCACGTTGGTACAAAGACAGAGGATAAACCTCTGAATACATTTGGTAATCGTGAGAAACCACAAAGTTTTGGAGATTTTAATTATGATTAATGAAGTGACAAACGTTTATGGTATTGATACCAAGAAAGTAAAGGAATGGATTAAACGCAATGGAGTACTAATCTTGGTTGTTTCCATTGCAGGATTTTCATTAGGATATTACAAAGGACAGTCCAACGTTGCATTGGATTGTAAATATGCTAAAGCTGTTAGAGTTGATACAGAGGCATATCGATGTGAAAGAATTTTATGACAAATATTCCAATCTTAGAAGGTGAAGAAATGTGGGCTCAACGAGTAATTGATGAGCGCACTAAAGGAAAATACAAAGTAAGTTACTACATGGGTAGTGGCATGAAAGTAGCGTTTAAGTGGTTTGATACTTTTAATGAGGCTAGTCAGTTTTCGTTAAAAGTTCCAACCGGTGATGTAATTGAAATTAAATGGTATTCAGATGAAAGTTAAATTAGTATCCTATAGCAAACCAAGCCGTCAATACTATGATGAAGGCTTAGCAGATGCACAAGACTTAATTGCATTTTGTGCACGAGTTTCTAATCCAGCAAATCAATTTAACTCTGGTACTTCAGAAAAATTGATTAAGTATCTTATTAAACATCAGCATTGGTCACCATTAGAAATGGTAAGTGCTTGCATGGAGATTACTACAACTCGTGATATTGCACGTCAGATTCTTCGTCATCGTTCATTCTCATTCCAAGAATTCTCTCAACGATATGCAGATCCAACTGCATCTTTAGAAGAAGCTTTTGTAATTAGAGAAGCACGTTTCCAAGATGAAAAGAATCGCCAAAACTCTATCGAACTTGACGGCAGTGAAGAACAACGATTGCTTGCAATTGAATGGGAACGCGCACAGAAGCGAGTTCTATTTGCAGTACAACGCGAGTATGAGTGGGCAATTAAAAATGGCATTGCCAAAGAGCAAGCCCGTGCTGTGTTACCTGAAGGATTGACTGTTTCCCGCATGTATATGAACGGGACACTACGTTCATGGATTCACTTCATTGAATTACGTTCAGGTAATGGTACTCAAAAAGAACATAGGGAAGTAGCTTTAGAATGTGCTAGAGTGATCGCAGAGGTCTTCCCAATGGCAACTGAACTGGTTACCCTTCCTAAAGAATAAAAGCCTCCCGTAGGCCCTCTTATGAGCTCTCATAAGTTGTTGATTTTAAACAACTTTTTGAGGGCTCTTTTTTCCTTATAAATCAACAACTTATGAATGTTAACTTTAGTATACAAATAATAGTATACTAAATTAGTCAACTACTAGTGTACAACGGGAAATAACTATGGTATAATTATTCTATTAAATGATAAACAGGAAAACAATGACTGAATTCGAAAAAAACTGTTATGGTATGACTGAAGCTGACATCCGTGAACAATACATGGAATCACTCACTGCTAAGTTTTCTGGCTTAGAAATGGTTGTGATGGGTATGCTTTCTGATGTACAACATATGCAAGAGCATAACTTCAACAAAGAAGACATTCGTAAAACGTTGAATGTTGCAAAATTTATTCTTTCTGAAATGATGGATGCAAAAGAAACAGTATGAGTAAAATGGCTGAGTTACACATGGAAGCTGAAGAGCTTCTATACAAAGGCTTCACCACATATGAAGTTGCAAAAATGTTGTGTGTGCCTCTTTCATTAATTGAACCCATTGAACAAGATTTGATGGAATTGAATAACCCTCGTAATTATGGACCTGACTATGACCAAGAATAAACGCGTTGATTCTTATATCTTTACAGCTGATCCTTTGTCTGCAACAGATATGCAGCAAATTGAAATTGTTAAAAAGACTGTTCGCGCTAGCAATAAACTTGCAATGCAAAATCATAAATGGGCTTGTCGTCGCGCCGAGTATAATGGTATGCCTATGCCTAAAAAGCCAGCAACTTATCGTGTTCGTTTGATGGGCCGTGGTCCACGTAGAATTTATGCTAAAGCTGATGGTCTACATCGTACAGCATATGATTCTTCATTGCCACAAAAGTATGCAACTCGTTTTGACATCTACGTTCATGAGGTACGCTAATGGAAAAAAATCGTCCTAATTATTACAACTCCATTCGATGGAATCAACCCTATAACGTTTCAGTTGGTTGGCGAAAACGACAGATCATTGAAAACACTTTAAATGAACTGCATGAAACTCAACTTCAAATGATTGATGATGCAGTTGATGTGAGTGATCTAAGTGATGCAAAGGAAGTTATTAAACACATTCAAAGTAAGGTATGATTTTGTACGTTAAACCTAGTCGCTATCTCACTGCGGAGAAACGTGAGGCACTATATAATGCTGGCAGTCTTTTCCTTGAGGAATTGATGGGTGGTAAACAACGAAAGATTGAGATTATTGTTTCAGTCCGAGGTAAAGGTTTAGCTGAAAATGTAGATGGCTATTGTATGTGCACTGAAGAGTATGACAATGGTAAACCTAGGGAATTTGAAGTTGATATTCGTGGAGATCGTGGATTAGACTTTGCTATCAAATGTATGGCTCATGAATTTGTCCATATTTGGCAGATGTGCACTGGTCGTATTGATGAAAAAACCTATCATAAAACCAAGGATTTTTATAACTCACCTTGGGAAATTGAAGCCAGAGAACTTGAAGAACCCTTGTATAATCTGTATATAAAGAACTGTTAATCTACAAAATTCTCATATAAGACGGCCCAAGTGCCGTCTTATTTTTTTATAAATAGAAGTAGATTAACTTTATATTCACATGGGACTCTTATGCAAAGTTTTAAAAAATACCTAGCTGAAAAACTTCTATCCGAAGAATTTGGATATGATTTTTCAATTGAAGAAGAGGTATTTCAATTGGACGAAAAAACATCTCCAAATGTAAAAGTTGCACCACCAAAAGCAAATAAATCTGATGCCGATGCTAAAGGTAAAATGATGGAGCTTTTAGTAGGTGCTCACGCTAATGGTGGTATCAAAAATGGGCAAGTTGTAAAGCATGCCGAAGATACTCGTCCAGCAGGTAAAAAAGCTAAAGATATTCATGATGCATTAGTGACTTCTATGTTTGGCAAAGAAGGTACTAATCATCCGGGTTATAAGCGTTTAGTTCAAGGCGCTCAAGCTCTTCATAAAGAGTGGGAAAGAAAGAACTTAAAGCCAGGTGAAAAAGTTATTGCCTCACATTGGTCATCTCAGCCAGGTGACTTAGAAAAAATCACAGGTAAGAAAGATCCGGATTCTAAGGCAGACGTAATCCATGTTATTAAAGATGCCAAAGGTAATATCCGTCATGCTCCAGTGAGTTTAAAGATTGGTGCATCAGATCCTAACCTTGCTAATAATGGTAGTAAGACATTAGCCATGCATTCAGGCGCTGAAGAAAAGGATTTAACAGATCATTGGAAAGCGCACACTGAAAGAATGGGCGAGCACTATGGCGCTGATTCTACAGGTCCACAACGTCAAGCGATGGGTAAGATGGATGAGAAAGTTAAGAAGGAAGGTATTGAAAGCGTTAGAAAATACCATAAAGAACTTTCTGCAGAAAAGAATCCAACAGCACAAGATAAAGCACGTATTGAAGCTGCAAAGCGTTTATTAGACGAACACGATAAAGCAAAAACACCAGCAGCAAAACAAAAAGTAATTGCATCTGCAATTGGTCGTCATGATGCAGCTGAAGAATCTAGTAAGAAAGCACGTAGAGATATTGCTGCTCACCTTGCAAAATCATTTAACGCTGGAAAACCAGAAGATGCTGATGCAAGAATCCGTAAGGGTATTATGAGCATGGCTGCACCAAACACAGTGCACAGAGAATCTATTGGTATTGCTCATGAAGATTCTAAAGGTAATATTCATCCACATGTATTTGATGCTCAAGAAATGGTGCGTAATCACATTGATAACTATCATGGATTACACGCAGAAGCTTCAGGTATTTCCGTTAACTATTATGGCGTTAATAAAACAACAGGCAGAAGAGAACTTGTATCTACACATGGTATGAAGCAAGGTAATGGTGCTCATGCTGGATGGAATAGTACAATGAAGATGCCTGGAATTATTAAGAAAACTCTTGAACGTGAAAATGGTGAAAGCGCAGAAGCAGAAACTAAAGCAGCAATCACTAAAGCCAAAACAACTTCAAAGGCTGCAGTTAAAAAACCAGCAGTTGTCAAAAAACCAGTTGCAAAAACTGCGTCATCAAAATTAAAAACAATTAAAGCTGTTGCAAAAAATAAAAGAGCCGCGTAATGTATAGCTTTAAAAGTTACATCACTGAACAAAAAAATACTCATATGACACACATCGAGGACTTGGTTCTCGATGGTGGCGTCAATGGCGCACGTCAAGCTATTGTAGCTTTACAGTCTTTAAGAAATATGTTAGTAGGCCATGAATCGGCTGAGGCTAAAGTTGGACTGACTGTAAAATGGGACGGCGCCCCAGCAGTGTTTGCTGGAACTGATCCTCAAGATGGAAAGTTTTTCGTAGCAAAGAAGGGTATCTTTAACAAGAACCCGAAAGTGTATAAATCGCATGCTGATATTGAAGCAGATACTGATGGAGACTTACAAAAGAAGCTAAAGATTGCTTTTGATAACCTAAAACTTTTAGGTATTAAAGGCGTCGTTCAGGGTGACATTATGTTCACTAAAGAAGACTTGAAGAGAGAATCAATTGAAGGTGAAGAGTATATTACTTTCCATCCTAACACAATTGTTTATGCTGTTCCAGTTGATGATGCTGATGCTCTTTTGAATGCTGAAATCGGTGTGGTATTTCATACTGCATACGAGGGCAAAACATTTGAGGAAATGAGAGCATCCTATGGCGTCGATGTTGAAGCGTTCAAAAAAACCACAAAGGTGTGGGCTGTATCAGCTGGAGTATCCGACGTTGGAGGAAGAGCAAACCTCACCGCCAGCGAAACGAAGCAAGTCACGAAAGCATTATCCGATGCAGGTAAATTATTCCAGTCTATTGGACGAGGAGTATTTGACCTTATCGCATCAGATTCAGAACTTAACACCATCGTTAATACTTACAACAATACCTTCATCCGACGTGCAGAACGAGTGGGATCCGGAAAACAACATATTAGAGGATTAGTTCAATACATCCACGATAAGTATCAGAAGGATATTGATAAGTTAAAGACTGATAAGTCAAAAGATGCTAAGATTGCTAAACGCCAAGAAGTCTTAGATAATATTGATAGCCATAAAGATGATTTAGCTAATATGATTGAATTGCAGAAACTTATTGTTACTGCAAAAGAGATTATTATAAATAAGCTAAACCAGATCAATACGACCAAAACGTTTGTTAAAACAAAGCATGGCTTTAAGGTAACAGGCGCTGAAGGTTTTGTTGCAATTGACAGGATTGGTGGAGGGGCCGTGAAATTGGTTAACCGCCTCGAGTTCTCTACGAACAACTTCAATCCAGATATTATCAAAGGTTGGGATAGTCCTAACCGAGGTTAATGGGAAAAAATATGCAAGGCTTCAAAGAATACAGCCAAGAATTCGACGCTGAGTTCCAACTCATGGAACTCACACAAGAAGAACTCGTCCAGTTGGATGAAGTTCTTGACACAAGCGCTAGAACAAAGAAGGCCCAACAATTACGTCGTATGAAAACACGTGTTGCATTAGGTCGTAAACGCGCAGCAAAAAGATTAGCTACTACTGATACTCTTAAAAAACGAGCAACAGCTAGAGCACGTAATCGAATCATTAAACGCATGACGCAAGGTCGTGGTAAAGCATCATTGTCATACGGTGCACGTCAACAAATAGATAAAAAGTTGGCACGTATGAAAGGTGGCATTCAACGTTTAGCTACAAAATTATTACGACAAGTAAAACAGGACGATATTCAAAAACTTCGTTCAAAAGCCAAGGGCAAAAAATCATCAGGCCGTTTAATTAAAACTACTGTACCAGCTGGATTATGAAACATTTTAAAGAATATTTGAAAGAGGCTACAGGCCACGTAACCTTCACCTTTGGTAGGTTTAATCCACCAACTATTGGTCATGAGAAACTGATTGAAAAAGTTCATTCAGTTTCTAAAGGTGCATATAGAATTTATGCATCACAATCTTCTGATCCTAAAAAGAATCCATTATCTTATACAGATAAGATTAAGTTTATGCGCAAGATGTTTCCACGTCATGCGCGTAATATCATTTCCGATACCAAAATTAAAACAGCCTTTGATGCGCTAGACTCTTTATATGAACAAGGGTATCGCCAAGTTACTTTTGTTGTAGGCTCTGATCGTGTTGAAGAGTTTGAAAAGACTCTCAATAAGTACAATGGAGAGAAGCGTACTAATGGAGGATTTTACAATTTTGAGGGCGGCGTACAAGTCGTCTCAGCTGGCGAAAGAGATCCAGACGCTGACGATGTTAGCGGAATGTCTGCAAGTAAAATGCGAGCAGCAGCTAAAGATAACAACTTCGAACTTTTTGCAAAAGGATTACCTTCAGGCTTTAGAGAAGCACAGAAATTATTTAATGCAGTGCGTTCAGGAATGGGGCTTAAAGAATCATATAACTTTAGACAACATATCCAATTGCCAACTGTATCTAGAGAACGTGAAGCATATGTCAACGGCGAACTATTTCAAGTCGGAGATGTAGTAGAAATTAAAGAGTCCAAAGACATTGGACAAATTAAAGTATTAGGTTCTAATTATGTGATTATTGAAACCTATGAGGGAAAGAAACAACGTAAATGGTTGAAGGACGTTGTTCGTATTGAAGAAGCCGCAGTAAATAAACTGATGGATTGGTCAACACCTTCAACTGAAACAAAACTTAAATCTTTCAAAGAACTAAATTAAATGGGAACTCAAAATGAGCAATCGTATTCTTAAACTACTAGGCCAAGAAGTAACAATGGCAGCAAACACTGCGTATACAATTAATAATGCGCAATTACTTCGTGTTCTTCCACGTTCAAATACTGTTTTAACAGTTAAAGATGGATCAACTATTATTGGCAACATTTCTCTTGATGCTAATCAAGAATTTTTTGTGAGAAAGAAAGCTGCTGAAACTATTGAATCTTCAGCTGCTAATACATTAGCAACTCCAATTGCATTTGGAGACTAATCAATGAAGTCTTTCAAGATGTTAAAGGCAGAAATTTCTGAAGCTCATCAAGAAGTTTCTGCAGATTTTAAAGTTACTGCATCTGGCCGTAAAGTTCCAGTTCAACGCAAAAATCGTAAAGACGAATTAGATGACGTTGAAAAAGATGAAGTCAAAGAAAGCATTGTACCTGATCATATGAAAGGTAAGCAAAAGCCTTACGTTTCTTCAGATGGTAAAGGTAACTACGAAGTCCTAGGTAATCAAGGACAAACAAAAGCTACTTTTTCTCGTAAAGAACATGGTTCAGAAGCTCAGAAAAAAGCTCAAGCACACTTGAGATCTAAGTATGATGAGTATATGAAAGAAGATACTGAGTTAGAAGAAAACGCTCCAGTTGCTCCAGTACCTGATAAAAAATATATTAAAGGTACACCAGAGTGGAAGGCTAATAAAGAAAAGAATAAGCCACGCACTGGACATCCAACAAATGAAGAAGTTGAATTGGAAGAAGGCTTATCTATTCATCGTGTTTCAGTAACAGTTACTGATCCACATCACCCTGCAACTACAATGCGTAGTAAGAAACATGAGAAACGTGTTAAAGTAAAAGCACGTGATCGTGAACATGCTATTGATTCAGCGTTACACTTCTATAAAAAGCAAGGTCTTAAAGTTCATGACCATAACTATATTGGTCAAGTGAATGAAGATGTAGAGCAAGTTGTTGAAGCAACTGATAAAGAAGAACAGCGTTTAGTTCAACTAGCGCGTCTTGGACTTGTTGATAAAGCTAATGTATCTAAACTACGTACAGCAATGGAACAGTTAAAAGCTGATAAGCCATTATCAACTGTTCAACGTACTATGTTATTAGGCGTATTAGAAGAATTAGTTAGTTTAGTTACTGGTGATGATCAAGTCTTTACACGTCTAAAGAGAGATGTACAAACTGAAAGCGCTGATAAAGATAAAGATGATGTGCCATTTGATGGTCCATATTCAAAGAAGCCATCAGCAGTACCAGGTAAAAATGGTTCAGGTTATTCAACTGCTCGTCACCTAGCTCGTCTTGCTTTACAAAAGCAACAGCAAAAAAAGAAGAATAAATAATAGGTGTCAGCATGGATCAAGAGAGAATTGCTAAATTGGAAATCCAAGTAGAATCTATTAAAGAAGACGTCAAAGAAGTGAAAGGCGATATTAAAGAATTACATTCACGTATCACCACTGGTAATAGAGAAATCATTGACAAAATTGATTCAATGCAATGTGGTTTAGAAGATAAAATGAAACGCAGCGCTGAATCAGCTAAACAACAACACGATGATATTCAAAAAGCAGTGCAAGCTGATATTGCAAAAGTGGCTGAAACACTTGATAGAGATATTCGTGAGGTAACAGCACGAGTTGATGTATTAGAAAGATGGCGTTGGATGATTGTTGGTGGAGCTATTGTATTTGGTTACGTTATTGGTAACCTTGACGTTTTAACAAAGATTTTTAAATAAGGAATAAAAAATATGTGGGGCATTTTTAAACATAGTAGCGTTGCTGAAACAGTCGCTAAAATTCAAAAAGAAGATATGTTGACTGAAGCAACTGTTGCTTCAGTTGCTAAAGCTCATGGCTTTGAAAAAGTAAAAGACGGTTTTGAAAAGGGTACATACAAACATCCTAAAACTGGTGAAACTATTACTCCATTACGTGGTGGTCAAGAGTATGGCCATAGTCGTAAAGATGGTTCTACAATTTCAGCCTTTAATCACAAGAGCAGTTTAGAAGGTCACCTTGCAAAGCATGGTTATAAGAAGACTACTAATGAATCTGTTGAATCTATTGAAGACTATTCTTTAGAAGAACTTCAAGAATTTATGGTGTCTGAAGATTTTGAACAATTAGATGAATTAAGCAAGGCTACACTTGGTAACTATATCAAGAAAGCTGCTAATCATAAAGCTAATACAGCATTTGCTAATGGATATTACGCATACAATCACAGCGATCACAAACCATATAGCGAACCAATGGCTAATAAAGTACACCATGATGGTCAAGAAAAACGCAATAAAGGTATCAAACGCGCAGTTAATAAATTAACACGTGAATCTACTGAACAAGTTGAAGAAGGTTGGGATGACATGCTTAAGTATGTCAAAGACAAGAATGGTCCACAACCAAATGGCGGTTCAGGTAAAAAGCAAGGCACACGTTATGGTGGTGGCAAGCAAAAAGAAGATGAATCTGAAAAGCGTAAATCAAAGAATGAATCAGTTGAACAAATTGACGAGTTAAGCAAAACTACTTTGAATAATTACGTTGATGCTGCTAAGAAAGATAATAAAGACCATGCAGATTCACGCCGTAGTGGTGATG